TAGAAATAATCTGTGCCGTTAATGTTAAGAGGGATACTCAAGGTTCACCTTTGGCTTGTTCTATGTGGAGTTACACCCGATAGACCAAAAATGATGATTGAGGTGTATGAGCCAATTAGAAAGGGCTAGGTTTCCCCAGCCCGTTTAGGTTTTAGTTAAAGAAAATTTAGGCGAGTGACAGTGCCGTTAGAACCGCCAGAGAACCCAGCTACAGTTACGTTGGCAAGATCAACGTCAGCACACTCAAAAGCGTTACCAGCGATACCAGGAACGACCGCAGTGATAGTTACAACACCGAGGTTAGCTTCGGCAGTGACAAGACCAGAAAGAGCAGGTAAAGAATTGATAGCCAGTGCAATGCTCTCAGCCTGAGTGGCAGGGGTAGCACTTACGTTGAACTCACCAGCAGCAGGATCTGCGCCAGAAGCAACGGCTTCAATAGTTTGATTACAAAGTTTCATAGTCTGGGCTGCAGTAGCTGCACCAGTAGAGGTAACAGAAGCAGTGGCTTGGATAGCGCCAACATTACAGTCGATAACAGCAGATTGGTTTCCACCAGAGATCGCAGCAAGGTAATTTTCTAGGTTTTGAAGAGCAGGCAATTGGCCAGGAGCAAGATCGCATTCTGACTGAAAGCCAGCTTTAGATAGTGCAGTGTCAATTAGAATTAGTTGTTTAGACATCGTGTTTCTCCTTTAGAGAACCTTATGGGGGAGCAGAACATATACTAGCCTGTACACGCTCCCCCATTCAGTTTTTGGTTACAGGGAGTTTACGATTCCAGAGATGTACACTGCTTGAGCTGGAGCTTCGAGGAAGATAGCTTGGTTAGTGTATGCTCTTAGACCAACACCAGCTTTACCTGGGATTGTGAAGAAGATTTCATCTTGTGGACGCGTAGGGTCATTCAATCCAAGGTCACGCGCACCGATACGCATTACTTTGTCTTCTGGGAACACGAAACAGTCACCCTCTTTGATGAGGTTGTAAGATACGATTTTCAACGCACCGTTCTGAGAAACGTATTCGAGTTCTTCAGATCCGTTTTCGGCTTTCTTACGAGAGTAAGAGCCATCGAATCGACGAAGAGCAGCAAGGTTAGAAGCAAGGTCAGCCCATGTAGATGGGTTAACCATAACTACTGCGTCTGAATCCAGACCGCGTTGAACTGCTTTAGATACAGCAGACAAGACTTTCGCCATAGTCAACTGACCAGAAACAGCAACTGAGTTACCTCTCCACAGGTCGTATGTAGCGGCGTCAATTCCGAACAATGAACCAGTGTTAGTGATGATTTTCTTCAGACCGGCCATCTCAGCGAAAGCGAAAGTAGAAGTTGCACCAGCAGCAGAGCCAAAGAAGTAGATGTTGTGAGCAGCTGCATCCACGGCAGTTTTGAAGTTAGCTGCGGCAGTACCGTCAGTACACTCAAGTTTAAGAGCGCGGTTATCAACGTCAACTTGAACGATCTTGAATGAACCAGATACGTTAGTGTCAGCGTTAGTAGAAGCAAGACGGAGGATAATGAGAGCGTTCTCAGAACCAGACCAGATACCAGTCGCCCAGCTAGCAGCTGTAAGGCTGAAAGTAACGAATTTAGTATCAGAGATTACGACAGTTTGAGTAGCAGGAGTTGCCCCGATACCTGTTTGGCCGTAAAGCATTGCGATCTCAAGACGTTTTTCAGACGACTTAAGCATGTTCTCGAACTTGGTACTCATTACAGACTTGAACGAAGTAGCCGAGTGAGATGCACGGGCAGCTTGGTTATAGCCAACAGTAGAGTCAAGGACGATGTCTGCACCAGGGACGATAGCAGATTGCATTGCCATACCGATAGAATCGTTAAGGTCGTATGCGTTCTGAGAATCGAGGGAGTAAGTGAAACCTTGTTCAGCTGCAAGTACGACTGGTTGTTCGTAATGCTTACCGTTCTGCATTTCTGAAGGAACGAAAGGGATCATGTCGATAAGTTTCGACGCTTTAGGGATCAAGTCTTCTACGCCTTTAGCGTATGCAACTTTATAGAGTGAGTTTAGGTCGCCAGTGTTAATAGCCATTGTATTCTCCTTAAAGAATATGACTTTTTGAGAAAAAGTCTAAAAATAAGTTAATAGTTTCGTTAGGTTACGAGTTTTTTGACTTACTCTTTAAGGTAGCCGTAGCGCCTTGTGGATTCTGTCTGACAGGAATCAAAGATCTAGTTGGTAGCCGTAGCGCCGTGACCTTGTGGGTTTCCTATACTGTAAGTGGCAAAATTCTTAAACTAAGTGTTAAAAAAGCCTCCAGAACGGGCTGGAGGCTGTTAGGATTACTTTTTACCCATCTTATGAAGACGCCATTCTTGTGGGGTCATGCGCTTTTTAGGGCTTCCACGTTCACGACGGTCTTCTTGTGGGGCTTGGTGAGACGGGGTTCTAAGATTCTGGTTAGGATCTTTCAGTTTCGAGGTGTCGTACTGACGGATCTTATTAGCTACGTTCTCGCCAAGGAGTTTAATCAGCATTTCGCCATCTGAATCCCCGATCAAGCGTTGGTGAGCCATTTGGATGTCCTCTTTAACCAACTGAGCTGCCTCTTGTGGGGTCATTTTGAACCCGATCTTAGCAGAACGAGAGATATACTTGGCCATTTCAGCGACCATAGGCTTAGTTGGTGGCAAACCTGATTCTTTTAGAGCACTTACGAACTGCTCATTGAACTCTTTCTGGTACTTTTCACGCATTTCTGCAAGACGACGCTGTTCAAGTTGCTCTTGTTGCTGTCTTTCCATGTCTTCATGGCGTTTAAGCTTAGCTTTGGTGTCTCTCAGCTCTTTCTCTCTAGGATCGAGCATCTCTTCTTCCAGATCAGACACGATAATCTTCTCTGACATGGCGCGTAATTGCTCTTTAGTATAACCAAGTTTGGTCATGACTTCTTTGACCTTCTCTGGGTCACGCATCATTGAGATAAACTCTTCAGCCTGCTTACGTAGAATCTTCCCTTCTTGGAGTTCTTTATTGGCTGCTTGCTGGTGAGACTTACGGGCTTTGTAGACTTTCAGAACTTCTTCTTCGTCTACTTCTTCGTTGTCGATCTTTAGCTTACGCTTAGCTTCAGCTGCAGCTTCTTTCACAGCTTCTTGATTTGATTGGGGTTTTGGTTGGGATCTGCCACCTTGAGCTGCTTGACGTTCTGCGTAAACTTGCTCGATGGACTTGTTTTCAGCTTTCGCTTGGGCCACAAGTGCAGATGCTTCAGCTCCAGAGATCTTAGATAGGTCTAGCGCTGGAAGTTCAGCCTTAGCTGGCTCCGCTTTTGGGGCTGCTGGATTAGCTGGGTTTGGGACGTTATTGACTGGATCAGCCATTTTGATTCTCCTGCCGTTTGTATGGGCGGTTATTGACCGTGCTTAATGCTTAGGTCTAGTTAATTTATTGGCCTTTATTGGCGTTGATAATGTTTGCACTTGCAGCATCTGCACCTTGTGGTGGAGATGGCATGTTTGGCGGGTTCACATTAGCAGCTTGGGCTTGAACTGGGTTAGTTGCATCCATAGCTGGACCAACTGGAGCACCTTGCGGCATACCTGGAGGAGCAATCGGAGCAGGTGGAGCTTCTTGGTGAAGAACCTGCATAAGTTGTTGAACTTCCGGTCTTTGCATCATGTCCATGTGTTCTTGGATGTGGGCCAAAGTAGCTAATGCGATAGGATCATTAGGAGTAGCACGAATGTCAGGATTCATAAGCACAATACAGTGTTCTGTTATGTGGCGTTGGTGATGATCCGTGATTAAGGCGCGTTGTGGAGTTCCTTCTGAAAGGTTTTCGTTCTCAGACTTAATCAATAAGTTTTGTTGTTGTTTAGACTCAATGATCGGTTCCAATCGACCAGTCGTAATGACCTGGATGTACTGATCAGGGTTATCAATCATGTTTCTTTCGGCTAAAGCATCGGCAAGGTTAACTTTACCGGCTGTGGTTCTAGTGAGTGGATTCCCCATATCAACCATAACTCGGTTAATACCTGACAAATCTTGTCCAGTGAACTCTTTCATTAGAGGGCGGTTAGACTTACCTGCGATCTGAGCAACTCTTGGAACTGCTGCGAAAGCTTGAAGGATCTTAATAGTTCCAGTACCGACGTTCTCGACCAATCTAACATAAGACTGTTGAAGATTCATTGTGGCCTGGATGGCTTGTGACTGTACCAATGCTAGGGCTGCACCAGACTTCAAAGAAGCTTCTGGATTACCACGCGCAACAGAGTTCACATACGACAAGGTTTCTTGAGTGCGCTCTAAGTCCTTGATAAAATTAAAGATTTCTGGCGGGGTTTGAGTAAGGTTTAGAGCTTCTGGCTTACCGATGTCCTTATCGTACTCCATCACGTTCAATCCACCAGACATCTGGCTTGTAGAGATGTCGTGACCTTTTGGTACGAGAATGTTCTGGACACCAAACGTAGATTGGTTCGAGATGACCGTACTGTAAAGGATGTCGATACCTTCTTGAACCGCGAGTAGATCGAAACCTACTGTATAGCCAAAGATCGTGCCTGTTTCTTCATCTGGCGCAATGCGGTAAATGTGCGTGTCATCGTATGGCAATGGGCCATCTTGCATGACCGTACCGTTATCGAGACAAGTCGTGTATCGACCTTGTGGCAATGCTGGAGTTGGCTTATGGATCAGGGTGTAAACGAAGATGTTATCTGATTCATCCAGGCCAATAGATTGGAGGGTTGTAGTAGCTGCGTATTCGAGTAGGTCAACGGAGTCGTCTAGGATCTCTTCTTCCAGGTCTGGAAACTTAGCTGCTAAAGTATATTTGTTTTGAGCATCTCTTAGGATGTACCAGTCTTCTTGTTTGTGGCTTTCTTTGGTGTAATCGCGGATACAGCTTAACGGCGTGTAATTACTGTACTTCATGTCGCCTTCGTAAGCGATAGCGCCAGTTCCGGTCTTACCATATTCTTTACCAGAAGTAGCATCCCACTCACAGCGAACGAAAGCTTCACCAAAGATCAAGGCAGACTTAACACCTTGCTTAATGAAATCTTCCATCTGCTTTTCACGCATGTAATAGTCGAGCAATCCTGTGGCCAAAATAACCTGTGATTGTGACTTAACGTCTGAGTTGGTCGCTCTAGGCTCGAAAGCTGGGCGTTGCTCAGTAGTCATAGTCTCTAGGCGAGACAGGAGTGAGCGATAATGGTTGACTGAAAGACTCGTCAATTCACCCTGTTCACCAGTTGGATTGAGGCGTGCTCCAGTAACTCTAGGACGGTAGTAATAGACCCAACTGCGACGCAGAAGGTCAAGACGACCAGACATAGACATGAATTTGTAGTAATTATCGACCCTTTCGAGGATGTTATCTGCAATCTCGTCTTCAGGAACTGCTGCCCAGTAGGGCTTACTTTTGCTATTAACGGCCATGTAGATGATTCTCCTATATACGGTAAGTGGCAATTAGCCATCAATTCGACCTTTTAGGGCCGAATAGTTTATTAAGGGTTTGAGCGTTCTTAGAGCCGCCATTCTTGTCCAGATTTCCCAGCCAAGACTTGTGAGGTAAGTGACCATGTGTGGCCGGAATAGGGTTCGAGGTGTGTGGTGTGTGGATCAAAAGATACTGTAATGCGGCAAAGTGGTCAAAGTGACCATACACTTTAGACCTTGCGAACTCTTTACGGTTCTTGTCCCAGATCCCATACTTCAGACATCCTATCAACATCTTACAGCGTGGATTGATGATGATCCTACCCTGTTTGACCCACTCTCTGACCCTGTTCACCATCTGCTCCAGTGACGCTTCCTTCTTGACTGGCATGAAGAATAGGTTATGGAGACTCGATAGATCGGTCAGTAGACCAGGGTTATTAGTATCTGCTATGCGTCGAAATGCTTGCATATCAACAGTCCACAGCTCCAGCTCTTTCTTCTTGATGGCATCCTTGAGGGTGATGGTTGTCCATCCAGGACCGTACATGGTCAGCTCATCTTCGATAACTAACGCGGCTCTTTTGAAGTCATAGTAGCCAAAGATAAGGGCAGTGTGATCTTTACGACCCATGTCCATACCTACCAGCTTGTGATAGTAAACATAGAACTCGTCACGCTTAAGGTCTTGAATATACGTTTCATTGTGCTCATTCCACTCTTTAACCAGGGCTAAGTCGTCATCTAATAAGAACTGGCATAGATACTCACGCTTGAACGTGGTTGAATCGTATCCACCTGATTCCTTGGCCAAACGATCAATGGTTGACTGATCGACCATTGGGTTATCATAGATGGTGAAACAAGCATAAGACCCTTCTAACTCTGCACGCGGAACATAAGTGTCTGCGAATGGATGTGCTGGAGTAGATGGTGGAGTAGAGATCATGATGATCTTACAGTCCGGTCTATGCGTGGTGGCTGGTACGATTACTGAAGTGTACAAATAATCTAGGTTGGAAATGAATCCAGCCTCTTCAAGTATAATTAAATCAGGTACTTGCCCTCTCAAACCGTTGGGCGATTTGTCTAATCCGACCAGCTTGATCTCGCTTCCATTAGGGAATACATACTTTGAGCCTTGAACCTTGTACTTTGGACGCACAGATTCAGGACATCCTTCTAAGACCTCATCGAACTTAGGAATGATAATCTCATGGAGATCGGTCAGGAACGCTGTACCGATCTTGATACGGGCTTTAGGTTTAGAGATGGCTAGACCTATCGCTTTTGACACGCCCCAATAAGTTTTACCGAATTGGCGCGAACAGTTAATGACGATTAGTTGACCTTTTAACTTGTCTAATGCTTCGTCGATTCTTCTCTGGCCTCCATGCAACTTGAACTTCAAGTTACCTCTTAGCCAAAAAGCCTTCTCAATCTGTGAGTCTGTTATGGGATTACTTTTTAGAGCTTCCATAGAATTGCATAAGCTCCTCGTCTGTAAGATGGGCGAGTTCGTCCTTATCTTCGACGGTAATGTTTACGTTGGTCGAGCCAATGCCGGAAATACGAGCTAGTTCCTTTAGGGCGGAAACCTTGTCTGATCGCTTATCCGCATTACGGACGATGTCCCATAGCTGGGATTTGATCTGAGCAGCAGTTTGGTCTACATGCACCGCATTAACTTCCATGAGTTGTTTGGTCGCGACGCCAATATACTTATCAACCATATCTTCGCCGACTTTGAACTTCTTTGTAACATATTGTAATATATAGGATCTTGTGTGACCACCAGATAAAAGCTCAAGAACTACGTTAACCCGTTGAATTAACTGGGCTTTAGTAGCTTTCTTGACAACTTTAGTTGCCTTTTTAGGTTTAGGGGCTTTTACTGGGGTTTCTGACATGTTACTCGACCATTTCGTCAACGATCACTAGGGATGGTTTAGCACCTTGTAGCTCATGTTTCTTATTGATCTCTTCTAAGGCTGCATTACGAACAAACTCTTCACCGAGTATATTAGTCAACCTTTTCATGAACCATTTAAGGCTTGGAGCTACCCTGCGCTTATTAAGATGGTAATCTACTTCTCTTTTGAACTGCTCGTCTTTTCCTGAGGCCAAAGCAATGAGTTGATTGATAGTCATTCTGTTCTCCGTTTGTCGTTGGCTGGGTTGGCTTTAATCTGTTCCATATAAAGGTTCCAGACATCTTTGTTTTTAACTTTGGCTTTACTGAAGAACCGGAAGTTGAAGGGGCCAATATGAACACCGTAAGTGATGATCTCAGCCCCTTGGAAGTATCTCTTTACTTTGTATGGGTAAAAGAATGGCATTAGTTTTGTCCTGGTTTACGAACTGGTGCTTGGAATCCACGGGCAACACTTTGGCTGGACATGAACTCTTTAGCCTTATCTGCGATCTTAGAGACTTGCTCATGCTGGGCCTTAAGCTCTGCATAGTTAGCTTTGATCTCTTCTAGTTCGGCCAAAGATACGACTGGCTTGGCAGCTTCCACTGCTGCAAGTTTCGCCACTTCTGACGCCTTGGCTTCTGCTTTATTAGACTCTGATCTCTTATGTGAATAGTTTAGAAGGGCTACCATTAGAGCACCGGCTGCTTGCCAGTCAATAGTTGGGGCAATAGCAATCTTGGTGATTAGGGTAATCACGGCAATGTTAGTGATAGACAGGTCGCAGTTACGGTCCACAAGGTTGAGGAATCTCAAGAACTTACAGAAAGCGCTCTTTACTTTGCTGGCTGTGGTGTGTGTCATTTACGCTTCCTTGGAAAGGATCTCGATGGCTTTGGTAAGCTCATCAATTTGGGATTTAACGCCTGAAGCTTGAGAATCCTGCTTTGCAGCAAGTTCTCTATTAGTAGCTGCGGCAGATACATGAGAATCATGTTGGCTTTGCAATGCTTCTAGCTGGGCCTTGATTGTTTCAATGGCTATATTACTCATCTTTCTTTTCCTTCTTCTCTTGTTTCTTGAACTTAAAAGAATCCTTAATGTGCTTAGCGAAGTGTTTGCCGTGGGAATCAGCTTCTTCAAAGGCTTTGTAGGCAGATTCTTTTACGCCAAAATAGTGATATACTCCGCCATTGGCGAAGCATACCTCTAGTGTTTCATCTTCTTTGTTGTACTTAAGATAGTCTATGTTGCTGGATTTACACTTAAACATTACTCAGCCTTGTTTTCTGACTGACGAACATCTTGTTGGAAAGCTTCGTCTGAGTCTTCAAACTGAGTCATAAAGTTAAGCTTTGCATCATCCACTGCGATCAAACGAGCGTTAGGCTCTGAGACTTCAATCGAAAGGACTTCACGGCCCCTAGACTTGATAACATAAGATACATAGTCACGGCTATTTGGTGCAATGCGTGAATAGCCAATAGAAGTGATGATCGGTAGTTCGCCAGCTGCTTCCAGTTCTTCAAAGACGTTTTGCTCGCCTTCAACACGGATGATGGGCTGAACTAGGGGTTGTACTTCTTCTTTCTTATTACTTTTGGCCATTTGGCGCTCCTTGTTGCAATTCTGGAACCAAAGACGCAGACGGGTGCTTCACAGCCTCCGACATTGCGTGGCCATGCAGTGCTTGTAAAAATTGTAGTGATTGGTCGATAGCTGGACCAAAACCATGGGGGAAATAGCCCTTCTGGAGAAGGTTATAGCACTGAGCCAAAGCTCGGATAGAACTTAGCTGGTCTTGTAGATCTTTTGGGATTTCTGGGGCTGCTGGAACGGCTGAAACAGCCTTCTTTGAGGGTTTCTTAGACATCGTATGCTCCTAAAGCGTTAATGGCGTCCATTGGGATGGCCAGTTTAGATGGTACGTTAAAAATGTGTAGGGACTTGACATCCCTACACTGTAAGTGGCATTATTTCTTTTTCTTGAAGCCATAATCTGAGTCAATAAGCTCGATCAAATGATCTTCGTGGTTTAAGTCCCTGTTTTCATTGAGGAACTGCTCGTCGATAGCTTTTCCGCCTTCATCCGAGGTTCTTTTACCTGGACTTTCGTAAGAAACCATCGAGTCACGCTCTACTGCCATTATATCACGGCGACGTGCGTGATGAGCATCTGTGGCTTCCTTATAAAGCTTATCTGTGTTATGGATAGCTTTAGGATCGTTCTTTTTTAGAACTCCGCGATAATACTCGTTATTGTAGCGAGTATTCCATTCCAAAGCCTTACGGGCTTCTTGGTCATTGTAAACCAAAGTCTTCTTGAGGAGATCCCAAGCAAGTTCTTCGTCAATGAACTCTCTAACCGACGCCCTGTGGCCCATCTTAAATGACCCCAAGAACTCCTTTGGTACTTTATCCGGCTTACGCCCTGACTTCAATGCTGCAATACACTTGGCCAAAATCTGATCTTCTGTTTCTCTACACATTTTCTTTTCCTCTTGAACCCATTGAATCTGGTACAATTGTCCCTCTTTCTAGTACGCCTTCCGGCATTTGGTTTAAGCCAACCGCAAAGGCAAGCTCTTGATCTTTATATAATTGCATGGTCACGATGTTTGTTGTATGGTTGTAAAGCCAAGAATGAACCATCTCGTCTTCGACCATGTTATTTAACAGTGTGCGCCATGCGCCCCGTGATACTTCTGACATTCTGGCGATGTCATCTACTGTGAGCTGTACAGTATATAAGTCTTTTGAAGTCGCATACTTAGTTGACTCAATTGGTTGGACTTCCGAGATCTTATCTCTGTACTTCTGGCTATTAACCTTAGTGCTCGGCCTACGGTTAGCTCTAGTCCACGCAGCCTTCTCTTTCTCGATAAAACCTGGGATGTTCTCGCGTTTCCAAGCTTTATAGTGGGTTGAGCAACGATCTTTCTTGCCTGTATTCTTATTTGGACATCCTTCGACGCAACATGGTCTAATCGTTTTCAACATTTGGTGTCCCTTCAAAGATTGCTTCAGCGTCTGCACCAGTTACATGGCTTTCTTTTGCGCCGCGCTTCTTTCTGTAGATTGTTTCTGCTAACTGGTTAACCTTCCAGTCCATAGCGTTTAAGGCGTAAGACTTAGCCTCTATGAAGATCTCAGACTCTGACTCCATGAAAGCTTTAACTCCAACGATCCAAAGTTCCTGAAGGATGTCTTCGCAAGTCATGCCAGAGTTACGAATTGGGTAGTCCATCAAGGCTTTTTGGCTTAAAGTTGCATTGCCTACTGCATTGATACGAGCAAATTCAATGGCTTTTCTTTTTGCTATCTTATAGAACATGTTCATGTCCTCATCACGCATCGTGTCTGGTTTCTTATCTATACTCAATGGAGCCACCTTTAACCGTGTTATATCATAATAAGTTTGCATACTTAGACCTTCATTCTTGGTCTGTAGTCGATAAAGTAAGGAACTCCGTACTTAACCACTCCGAAACCTACTGAAACACCTACTGGGTTAGCAGCTGCATACTTAGCTGCTTTAGACTTGGTATCCATAATGCAGCCCATTTCTGCGCCAAAGAAGTGACCTAGCTTGTTTTGAGT